TGTTGTGCCAATTCATACGCTTGTGCTAGTTTTGCTGAGTCTATTTGGAAGTTCATCATGTCGTTTATAGATCTTCTTTGCAGATCAGCAGTGTCATTCTCTAATTCTTTCTCTCTTATCGCTACAAGTGGGTCTGGTTTCTGTGCTGGTTCAATAGCAGGCATAATTTCTTTCAATATCTCACCAATTTGTTGCGAAATCGCTGCTTCAACTGCCTCTGGTGCAATTTGTGGTGGTTGTTCTCCTTTTTGAATGGCTTCTTGTACCATTGTTTGGAAAAATTTAGTCACTTGGTCTCTTGCTAACGCACTAACATGCTCTTGAACATGCGATTGTAGTAATAAAAACCCTTGTGGGTTGGCTTGTGCTACCATGTTTGACAAAAACATAGCATGGACTACCAAATGTGCCTCGTGATCTTGTTGTGGAAACACTTGTAACGGCAAACCTTTCATAGAATTAGCGTTTTCTGTCGCTGGATCTACTGGTGCAGGCGGTTGTGGCGGCGGTAAAATGCCATCAATGTTCTTTACATCAAGTGCATCGTACATTCTTCGGTATGCTTCGTATTGATTATGTATTTGTGGTGCAGCTTGTGCTAGTTGCAACTGTGTTTGTGCTAATGAAAGACGCTGTGACATAGAAAATATGTTTGGATCTGACACTGGAAGTATGTCAACACGACCATCAAAGTCATTTTGCATAATCTGTGGTGCAACATTGCCCACAAAATACGGATAAGGCACTGGATTTTCAGAAAAAATCTCTGCTAACATACGAAATTCTTGTTTTTGTGCATAATGTAAACGCTTGTGTATGCTAGAGATAATCTTTGAGCCTTGTTCTATCAACGCAACTGTAGTTCCAACTGGTGCTTGTGAGTTGACATCACTGATTTTTGCGTCAGCAACTTGTGCAAAACGTCTACCAGAGTCAACAACTACACCTAAAAGTTGTGCTAATGTCCCAGATGGCTCTTTGTAGGGAAGGGGAATAATAGAGTTTTTCAAATCACCACCTGGAACATCTATATCTCTAAACTCACCTGGGTTAAGAGGTTCATCGTCATTTCGGATTCTAACGCCTCTTGCCTTAAATCCAGCTGGTAAGTTTGATAATGTGCCTGCATCTATTAGCTGTCTCAATATAGATGTGGCGGCACGAGATAATCCACCTATTGTATGCAGTAAACCAAATCCGTAAAAGCCAAAACCTGGTAAAAACTTAAAGTGAACAAAGTATTGTCTCTTTCTTTTTAACGGATCTTGCTCTCTAAAGTTTCTAACCACTGATAAAACTTTATTTGAATTTTGATCAATGGTGACAATATAAGGGAGCATAATACCCGAAGGCTGCCCTTGACTATCCATATCTTCAAAGCCTTCCAAGTCCAAGTCAACATGGACTTCAAGTAAGGTGTAGCTGTCGTCTGAATAATTAGGATGTAGTCCTTGAAGCTCATCAGTAGTTTCTTGGATAGCCCCTTCGTCTTCTCCAGTGTCTGTTGTAGATAATTCAACATCTTTATATACTCCCGCAACTTGTAGTTTACGGATATCATTAAAACTCATTCGCACCATGTGTGTGACTCGCTCTGCTGTTCTGATATCAGAAGCAGAATACGGAACTATTAAATCTTCTGCTGGTACAAACTTAGATACCGCTCTTTGTTTTGTAGGATCAAAGTACACTTTTTTAAATGTAGAACCAGTAAGTGGTAAATAAAACAACATCTGGTCTGTGTCTTGATCGTATTCTTCCATGACTTCAGTAATCTGATAATTCATGTAATCTTTTATTCTTTGTGCTTGG